GGATAATCTCTTAGCGACAGGATAATGGAACAAGCATTAACAGCATCAGATTTTGCAGAGTACCTTAGTGATGATGAGATTTCTAAGATGGCGCCGCTTATTGATCGTTTAAAAACACTTGAAGAGCAAAAGACAAGCCAAGATAATTATTTAAAGTTTGTAAAGAAGATTTGGCCCAGCTTCATTGAGGGCAAGCATCACAAAATTTATGCAGACAAGTTGCAGAAGGTAGCAGATGGCAAGATCAAGCGTTTGATTGTTAATATGCCACCAAGACATACGAAGTCAGAGTTTGCAAGTTACTTGTTTCCAGCGTGGCTTATGGGGAAACGACCTGATTTAAAGATAATACAAGCGACACACACAGCAGAACTCGCTGTTGGATTTGGTCGTAAGGTCAAGAACCTTATTGATAGTGATGACTTCAGGGATATATTTCCAGAGATAAAGTTAGCGACTGATGCGAAGGCATCTGGTAGATGGTCAACGAATGGTGGTGGAGAATATTACGCTGTTGGAGTTGGAGGTGCGTTAGCTGGTCGTGGTGCTGATTTATGTATCATTGATGATCCTGTATCAGAGCAAGATGCGTTAAGTCCGACATCTTTGGACAGCATTTACGAATGGTATACGTCAGGTCCTCGACAGAGATTACAACCAGGTGGTTCGATTATCATTGTTATGACCAGATGGGGTATTAAAGACTTGACTGCACGAGTGATTGCAAAGCAGTCAGAAGGAGGAGCAGACAGATGGGAAGTCGTGGAGTTTCCTGCAATATTTCCAGATACAAACAATGTACTTTGGCCCGAATATTGGAGTCGAGAGGAATTAGACGGAGTAAAAGCGTCAATTCCAGTAGCCAAGTGGAATGCACAGTATATGCAAAACCCAACGGCAGAAGAAGGAGCTATAATAAAAAGGGAATGGTGGAATGTTTGGGATAATTCTGAACCACCTCCATGTTCGTATATCATACAATCATACGATACCGCTTTCAGTAAAAATGATCGTGCTGACTTTAGTGCTATTACTACTTGGGGGATATTTACACCAGTAGAGGGTGAGGGTGATGCGATTATTTTACTTGATGCTGAAAAGGGCAGATGGGATTTCCCAGAACTGAAGCAAAAGGCTTATGAACTAAATGAGTCTTACGACCCTGATATGATATTGATAGAGCAAAAAGCTAGTGGTACGCCTTTAACACAAGAGTTAAGACGTATGGGCATTCCTGTTACACCCTTTACACCGAGCAAAGGTGCTGATAAGTTTGCAAGGATGAACGCTTGCGCACCAGTATTTGAAAGTGGTATGGTGTGGAGACCAGATGCTAATTTTGCGGAGGAAGTTGTTGAAGAATGTGCGAGTTTTCCACATGGAGACCATGATGACTTGGCAGATTCGATGACACAGGCTATACTAAGATTCAGACAAGGTGGTTTTATATCCACACCTGACGATGAAGAATTTGAACCAGGATATAGAAGAAAAATGGAGTATTACTGATGGCAAATGAAAGTGGAAAGACAATTTCAGACGCAGACATTGCAAAAATGAAAAGAGTTTTGGCACAAAAAACAGGCAACACTGTATCAAATGATGATGTTAAAAAAATCAATGCAATGTTGAAAGGTGTAAAACCTGTTAATAAAGCTATGGGTGGTGTAATAAACACAACCAAGTCCATGCCCGTTGGTATGATGGACGGTGGTAAAGTTAAGAAGATGAACATGGGCGGTGTTGCCAAAGGCAGAGGCGGAATGTTTAAAGGGATTAGATAATGTCTAATAAAAAGAAAAGAGATTCTTTAGCTGGAGTCAATATGGCTATGGCTTTAGATTCTCAATCTGAAAAAGATTTAGCTCAATTGATGAAGAGATCTAAAAAGCCTCGTAAGATAAGAACTAAACCTGTTAAACTAAGCGCTAAAAGTAACTCAATTCAGAAGCCTGGTGCATTTGGAATACAAAGGAATGATATTATGAAAGCTAGATTCGGTGGTAAAGTAGTACAAAAAATGCAAAGTGGTGGCGAAAAATTAAGTCAAGCTGAATTAGAAGCAGCTATAAGAGCAATAGAAGAGCAGGGTAATGTTTTTGGTAAAGGTGAATCGTTATCCCCGTCACAAACCAAAAAAATAGCTGATAAATTTGAATCTGATTTTGCCAAAATGTTTGGTAAAAAATACGGTGGAGCAATAAGAAAAATGAGAAAGGGCGGTTTAATGGAAGCGATAAAAAAAGTTCAAGCAAAAGGCATGAAAGAAGGTGGAGATGTTCCAATGCCTAAACCAAGACCTAAAAATTTAAAAGCAGATAAAACAGAAATTTTGAATGAAAATTTTAGTAAAAATGTTGCTAAAACAAATCAAAAAAATAAAAAACTTACAGGTAAACAAAAAAAATTAGATAAAAACAAAGATGGTACAATATCTGGCGCAGATTTTAAAATGATGGAATATGGTGGTAAAGTTCAAAAGATGAAATATGGTGGTGTCGCAAAAGGTGGCAAAATGGGCTGTCGTGGTATGGGTGCAGCAATCAAAGGTGGCGGATTTTCTATTAGATAGGATTTGAAATGGCAATCGAAAATATAAATGGTATCGCAGATGCGGTAGCTCCAGAATTAGAAGCTAATTTAGTCAAACTACCACCAGAGGCTTTGGTAGAAGGTGTTACAGAATTAGATGATGGATCAGCTATTGTTGGTGATATGGAGATGGAAACAGAAGCTCCCATAGCTATTCCGTTTGATGCAAACCTAGCCGAACATATTGATGAAGATGTTTTGTCAGAAATATCTAATGAAATTATACGCAACATAGAAGATGACACTAATTCAAGAAGCGATTGGGAAGAACAATATAAAGGCGGACTAGAACTTCTTGGTATGAGTTACGAAGATAGATCCGAGCCTTTCGAGGGAGCATCTGGAATAGTACATCCACTACTAGCTGAATCCGTTACACAGTTTCAGGCACAGGCATATCGTGAAATGCTACCCGCTGGAGGACCAGTTAAGACTTCAATCATTGGAGCAGAAACTCCAGAAGTAACAGCTCAAGCAGAGCGTGTTAAAAATTATATGAATTACCAAATAACTTATGAGATGGAAGAATATGATCCTGAATTAGATCAAATGTTATTTTATCTTCCAATTGTAGGTTCAGCATTTAAAAAAGTTTACTTTGATCCAACAATGCAAAGAGCCGTCAGTAAGTTTGTGCATTCTGAGGACTTAATCGTTCCTTACAGTGCAACAGACCTAGCAACTGCGACAAGAATAACTCACTGCATTCGTATGGATAAAAACGAAATTAAAAAATTACAATTATCAGGATTTTACAGAGATATAGACCTTCCTAGTTCTGGCGCTGATTCAGACACTATGAACGAAGTGAAGGATACAATTAACGAGATAGAAGGTATTACAAGTAGCTCTTCGCAGAATGAAGAGATGATGGTTTATGAAGTTCACACAGATTTAGATATCGAAGGATTTGAAGATATTGGAGCTGATGGTGAGCCGACAGGACTGAAGATGCCCTATATCGTCACAATCATGGAGGACACTGGGGATGTCTTATCAATCAAACGGAATTTCAATGAAAGTGATCCGCTCCGTAGGAAAGTGCCTTATTTTGTGCATTATAAGTTTCTACCTGGTCTTGGGTTTTATGGTTTTGGTCTCACACATACTATAGGTGGTCTTTCCAGAGCTTCTACGTCCATTCTAAGGCAACTAATAGATGCTGGTACACTATCTAACCTACCAGCAGGTTTTAAAGCCAGAGGAGCTAGAATAAGGGATGATGAGACACCTCTTAATCCTGGTGAGTTTAGAGATGTAGATATGGTTGGTGGTGATTTAAGATCAGCCATCATGCCATTGCCATTTAAAGAGCCATCACAAACATTATATTCTCTTATGGGAACATTAATAGATTCTGGCAGACGTTTTGCATCTATGGCTGACATGAAAGTTGGCGAGATGCAAGGCAACGCTCCTGTTGGCACAACTATGGCTATTATGGAGCGTGGCACGAAGGTTATGTCAGCTATTCATAAACGTCTTCATTACTCACAAAAGATAGAATTTAAATTGTTAGCTCGTGTATTTTCTATGGGTGTTCCAATGTATCCATATCAAGTACCAGGAGCGCCACCAGAAATAAAACAAAATGATTTTGATGACAGAATAGATATATTACCTGTTTCTGATCCTAATATATTTTCAATGTCACAACGTATTGCTTTAGCTCAAACACAATTACAATTAGCACAAAGCAATCCAGAAATTCATGGGCAGAATGGTATGTATCAAGCCTATCGCAAAATGTACGAGGCGTTAGGAGTTACAAATATAGACCAAGTATTGCAACCTCCCCCACAACCAATGCCCATGAACCCAGCAAAAGAAAATCAAGAGGCATTGAGGTTGGGTGTGTTAACTGCATTCCCAGAACAAAACCATCAAGCACATATATCAGCTCATTTAGCTATGATTTCTACTCCTGTAGCACAATCAAATGCTTCAATACTTATGACATTACAAGGTCACATATCTGAGCATATAGCTATGATGTCTGAAATAACTGCACAACAGGAAGTTATGGCATCAATACCACCAGAACAACAGATGATGATGCAACAAGATCCTAATATGCAGAAGCAAATAACAGATCAAATTGCATCAAGGGCAGCCGAAATTGCAGCCGAAGTACAAGAGCAATATGCACAAGCACTTACACCTCCGCCACAAGAAGACCCTCTTGTTACG